CAACATAACCAAACTTCACAAAAATAATATGGATCAGCATAAACAGAGTAATCTGGTGTATTTTGTTTTATTGAATGATACCATTTATTTTCTAAATCTACCATATATTTTATTTTTTCATATGGGACATTTTCACCACGATGTTTTTTTATGAATTGTTTAGTCAATTCAATTGCAAAATCAATATCAATTTTTACATATACTGAACATTTTTCTAAATATTCACGTAAAAATTTTTCACCTATGTTATCAAGGATTGACATTATAATTCGTGATCAGTTTCATACCATAATTATTTACAGACTTGGGTAAATTTATGCCTTTTTTGAATTTTAATTTATTCTTTTTGAAAGGTGTATAATCAACATAATGATGCCAACGTCCATACCGAAATACAATCTTTGTTACATCAGGATGCATATCATACAACATCTGAGATTTCTTGATTGTTCCGTCTGAATTCAATTTACCATCACGCCATTTTTCTTTATCATCACAAAATTCTTTATGATAGAATTCTTCTGTGTTACCACCCTTTACCGTTTGTGTTGCAGCTTTACCTTGAAGGAAAGCATTGAATTGAACAGTGCAATCACCATCTTTCAATACACGAAGGCAAATATCTGTATCTTCATTATATCTACCTCTCCAACGATGTTTACAAGAGTTTTCAATCAGAAGGCATGAATAAATTCTGGTATTTGTAACATATGGTGGATACATACTATCTGGTGCGATAAAGAATCTGTATTGAAAACCAGCGATACGAATATTTTCATATCTATCAACAAAATCTTCTGCTGCACGAAAAATCGCACCCGACTCAACACGAATACGTTTATTATTGTGTAGTCTATAAAAATCTTCAATATTACAATCTAAAACCCAGTGTCTATCGTGCCCTTCTTCTACACTAATATCCCAAACATAATTTCTGGCTCTGCCAGGTCCATCACCATGATTCGAAAAAGGTGCTATGACAAGACTTGCATATTTCCTAAGAGAAAATTTATCAAGTGCATCATCATATTTTTTTTCTTCTTGTGGTTCAATAAGAATTCTATGTGGAACTCTCATTCTACTTAATGATCTGGAAGTCAACATCGAATCATATCTTCCTTTTGATACGATCCAAACAGGATACTTGGGATTAGTCATTTTCATCCTCAATCCATCGAAGAACAGAAATTTGTTCTTTTTCTCGTTTTGGATACCAAAAACTCTTTGTCTTATCACTGATATCTAAATTAGTATCAACATGTTTCATATACAATTCAGAAAACTTTTTGAAATCTTCATCAGTTCTGAAATTTATAATCAGTTTTTTCGCAGGTAATTTATCTTCCTGAACAAACTCCGGCATGCCTACCCAGTGTTTTTTCCATTCAGAAAGATTTTTTTCTGGATCAGGTTCTTCAACACCCATAAATGTAAGAATAGAAGTAGGTTTTTCTTCTTCATTCATTTTACCTATAAAGTTATCATATTGACTAGATTCTTTTACTTTCTTCATAATTATTTCATCCTACGTTTTGCTTTTTCAAAAAGTTTATACTGTCTATCTTTTGCCATTTTTAGTGCAAGTGGACCAACATGTGATGTAAAAACATTACCATCCATATGTTCCATTTCATGTTGAAAAATTTGTGCAGTAATACCGTCAAAGGTATGAGTTTTCTTTTCGCCTGATTCAGTATAATATTCAACTTCAACACTTGGATATCTTTGTACATATAAAAAAAGACCAGTATATGTTAAACAACCTTCTCTAACTTTTTTCTTTTCACCTATAAAATTCAATATTTTTGGATTAATACAAGTCATTTGAAAGTGTTCTGTTCCCATTATAAAAAATCTTTCAGAAATACCACATTGATTGGCAGATAATCCAACACCATTATACAATTTCATAGTCATTTTCATTCTTTCAATCAGATTAGAAATTATATTGTTGGGTAATTTGGAAACATCATACTCAGGTAATTTTAATGATAAAAATTTACTGAATGGTTCTACCAATTTCAATGGTAATACTTTTTCCTCTACTACTTTTTTAGTTGATGATTCTGTATTAAAAATTAATTCTGTCATTTTTGTATCCTACTAAAGTTGTTTATTTTCTGGAATTTTATTACATTTCTAAATTTATCTTGCAAAATATCGCCCTTATGTGATATAACAATTATATTAGCATTTTCTAAGGAATTTAGTGTTGTCAACAAGTATTCGGTACCTGAATTGTCCATACTAGAATCAAAAATTTCATCTAAAATCAATAAATTGGTATTAACTGAATTTTTAAGTTTAGCAACTGTTCTCCATGTAAGCATTAATGATAAATCTATTCTCATTTTTTCACCTTCACTAAATGATGAATAGCTAAAATCATCACGATACCTAGATTTTATTGATTCTTTAAATGATTCATCCAAATTGAAATTGACAAAAAAATCAAAAGAAGAAAGATATTTGTTTACTACTTTATTGATAATAGGCAAATATTGTTTTATAATCTTGGTTTTAATACCAGTATCCTTCAACATATGAGTTGCAACATCAAGATATGATTTTTCTTCAATCAATTTTTTCTTTTCTTTTTCCAATTCCAACAATTCATTCTGCATTATTTTAAGTTTATTTTTTACAGATTCAATACTATTGTTTTCCTTTTTCAAGTCAGATATTTTTTCCCGAATATTCATAATAAATTTTTGTGTCTCGGAAACTGTTGTATTATTAGTAACAATTTTCATTTGAAGATTTTGTGTGTATTTCTGTTTTTCAAGTATAATATTCAGTCTTTTTTGTTCTTCAATAATCGTTTGTTCAATCTTAGCTAAACCTTCGTTTGATTCTGTAATTTTTTCTTCAATTGTTTTTATTTGTTGTTCTCTAAATTCAAAAGCAATTTCTTGTCTACATGTTGGACAATTCTCATTATGCTGAAAGAAATTTATATCTTTTCTATATTTTGATACATTATCTTCAATCTTAGATTCAATTTTTGAAATATTTTTTAGTTTGTTTTCTACATCAATTTTATCAGATATATCTTTTCCGATCAATTCACATTCATTGGTAAGTTTGATAGTTTCTCTATGAATTTTCTTTATATTAGAATTATGCTTTTTTATTTCATCATCATATTTTTTTATTAGTTCCTGATCATTTTCTTTTAATTTATCAATATGAGATGATTGTAATTCTATGGTAGAATTCTTTAATTCTATTTCTTGTTTATTAACACCAATTTTTTCTTTGTTTACAAGTATTCTATCCTTAAGTAATACATTCATCGAAGAAAAAACACTAATATCCAACAAATCTTCAATAATTGTTCGTCTATCAGCAGCAGACAATTGCATAAATGGTATAAATGATGCAGAACCTAAAATGACAATTTGAGTAAATGATTTGTAATTCAATTTTAAAATGAATTTTTCAAGATATTCCTGATAATCACGTGAAGCAGAATCTTGATTTACAAGTTCATTTTTACAATATATTTCAAAAATCGTTGGTTTTATTCCACGAACAATTCTATATTCGTTTTTACCAATAGAAAATTCACATTCAACAACACAATCTTTTTGGTTGATACTATTTACTAATTGTGGTTTATTAATGTTCCTAAATGGTTTACCAAATAATACAAAACACAATGCATCAAGCATTGTGGATTTACCAGAACCATTAGTACCAACAACCAATGTATTTGGAGAAAGATTAAACTTTATTTCTGTAAAATAATTACCAGTACTTAAAAAGTTCTTCCAACGAATAGATTTAAAATATATCATTAATGATTTCTTTAACCATAATTTATTGCGTTTTTTCCATGTTCATAGATTCAATATACAAATCTTTGATTATACTCTTTAGTATATCAGGTTTTATTTGTAATGTCAAGCTATCAATATATCTATTTAATATGGTAATAGTATCTTCTGCCTCATTTACAGATTCATCATTAGGAGTTTCGAATTCCGTAAAATCCTCAACTATAGAAATATCTATTACATTAATTCGGTAAAGATTATCCAGAATACTATCAAACAAATATGGATCTTTTTTGTTTATTACAACAATTTTAACATATGAATCTTTCAATTTTTCATAATTGTATTTTTTCCAGAAATCATAAGTTTGTATATTATCATCATATGTTATTCGATTGAAGATATTAAAAGGATTTTGTATAAATTCTAATTCACGGGTTTCAGTATCAAACACATGAAATCCACGTGGATCATCATAATCCATCCAAGTCATTTCTCCAGGTGTACCTACATATGTAATTTGACCATTAGTGGATTTATGGTGATAATGCCCACTTAAAACAACATCATATTTTTTTAATATATCTTTATCATATCCTTCTTGAATTATTATACCTCTTTCCATTTCAAAACCCGATAATTCAAAATGTCCAAAAATAATTTGTGATTTTGATTTTTCAATGAATTCCATTATTTGGTTTTCGTTTTCATCACAAATCCATGGAACAACATCAATTGCAATACCATCAATATCTATTGTCGTTGGTTGTGTATAAACCCAAATATTATCATAGGAATTTAACAATAAATTGGTAGAATTTACATCTAATGTATTCTTGTAATAAATGTCATGATTACCTAAAAGTGTATGTAATTCCATACCTTTTTGTTTAATCACATCAAAAAAATACTTTTTACACAATTGTAAGGTATTAAAATTTATGAATTTTCTTCTATCAAACAAATCACCTAATTGATATATATGTTTAATTTTATTCTTTTCCAAATATGGAAAAAAAATATTTTTATAGAATTTCTCATAAAATGAATGAAAAACTACTGAATCACCTCTCATTCCAAAGTGAGTATCTCCTAAAATACAAATTTTCATAATGACTGTTTTTTTATCCTATTAATACCTTCTAATTCATATACTCTACCACGTAATTCGGTACTACTAAAATTATGTTCTCTACTATTATAGTATATCTCAATACCTCTTTTCTCACATATATCTTTACCTGTGAAATCTTTATTTTGGTATTCCTTTCCTAGTATTCTAACATGAATTGACAAAGATTGCAATAGTTCTCTCAATTCTTTTTCGGTAGAATATGGTACAATTTCATCGATATATTTTACCGCTTTCAATTGAATATATCGTTCAATTACCGATTGAATTGGTTTATTTTTGGTATCTGGACGATCAATTGTAGGATCAGATTGTAATCCAACTATTAAATAGTCACATTGTTTTTTTGCTTCTTCAAGCATTAATATATGCCCAGCATGAAGTAAATCCCATGTACTACATGTAAATCCTATTTTCATATAATTTCCCTTAAACTCAGATAATTTTCAATACCTTTTGCTTTTCGTTTTTTTGAAACAATTGTTTTCTTTTTATTTTGTTTAGTTTTTTCATAATTATCTATAAATTCACTAATATTATCATATAAAATAAATTGTTTCATATTTCCGTTTTCATCCTCAAACATTTCTTCTTCATCCAAAATGCCAAATTGCTCTGTAGCCTTATATTTCAGGTATAATTGTTTTTTCTCTTTTGCAATTCTTCTAAGAAAAGCAAAATATATTATTTGAGTAAAATATGCAAATGGATTTTTTGTTTTTTTAGGATCAAAATTTCTGAAATATAATAAACAATTTTCAATACCATCACATATCATTTCTTGTCGAAATGAATAAGAAATAAAATTTGGTTTATTTGATAATTTGGTAGCAATTTTCAAAAAACATTCCCCAATATAATTAGGTATTTGAGGTTCTTGTTGTTTAAGTTTTTTTGCTTTTTGGCAATCTTTTTTATAAAGTATCAAAGCATTCAAAAAATTTTCATTGTTTATATAGTGTGTTTTTTTGTTTTCCATAACATTTACCTTTTTTTTCACTTGACAACATTTTAGTGTATGTGTATAATGGCGGTGTTGCCGTTTCAATAATTATTAATGTAAGTACTTTTTAATACCTTGTTGTTCTTGTTGTACCGATTCTGATATATCATCCTCTTGATCATCATCAACATTAGTATCATCTTCTGTATCTTCAGTATAATTTATACCAATCATTTCTAATTGATTAAGCATTTTATGATAAAGTTGTTTAACTTTTTCATTAGGATCAATAACTATTAAAATATCTTCATTATGCAATTCTACTGTATTATTATCAGTAACTCCTATAGGTATCCAAGGTACCATTGCATACATTAAACCACGTTCTGTAGCTTTGACAAAAAATGTCAAAGGATTATTGATGGTAACACTATATTCTTCCATTTGACAAACTGAAATTATATCTTCACCTGTCTTTAATCTTATAATTTTTATGTTTTCCATTGTAATATCCTTAAAAAGATGATAATTATATCACAAAAAAGAATAACTGTCAAATTATTTTAGTTGTATATTATATAATTTATAATTGAATTTTTCTTCATCATATAATTTCAATCTTGAAATAAAATGTTTTAAAGTGAAATTTATATGTTTACCACTTCTTAAATCATCTGATATATCATATAATGTTGCAATTTCTTTGTTTTCAGATTTTCTTAAAACTCTACCTATAGATTGTAGAGTTCTGATTCTTGATTTTGATGGTGATGAAAAAATTATATTATGAAGATTTTTAATGTTTATTCCAGTAGAAAATATCTGTGTAGATGCTACAATTATACAGTCTTTTTCATTTTCCATAATAGTTCTCACTGATTCTCTTATTTCCACATCAGTTTTACCATATATAAAAAAAATCTTTTTTGTTCCTGATTCTTTATTAATCATATCATATAAAATTTTACCATGTTTTTCAACAAATTGAAAAAGTATCAGGGAATTACCTTTTAATGATAATACCAAATTTTTTATAAAATTATTTCTCTGATTGTTTAAAACTATATATTCTATTTCTTTTTGATAATCCCATTTTTCACTCTTTAATCTTTGACATACATTTTCATCATGTTTCAAAGTTAAACATTTTATTGTAAAATTTGAAAGTAAATTTTTATCCATCAATTCTTTTGTTGTTGTAGATTTAAAAACATTACCAAATAAACCTTCTAATACCAATTTATTTGTGTGTGAACCATCCAAAGTACCTGTACATCCTATTCTATATTCAGCATTAATTAAATTTGTCATAATATAAGTTAATGATTTAGCTTTAAATAAATGACATTCATCTCCTATAACGAAATCAAATTGCTCAAAATATTCAGGAGGTAATTTATATAAACTTTGCCATGTAGAAATAAAAAAGAATTTATCTGATTGTTTTTCTTTACCACTATAAATGATATGACAATATTTTTCTGAATCATACCCATATGATTCAAAATCAGTAAACATCTGATGACATAAACTTGTAGTTGGTACAATCAATAAACCTTTTTTAAAATTTAATTCTTGAATTTTCCTTACTATTAAATATATAATAAAAGATTTACCTGATGCCGTTGGAGATAAAATTAATTGTTTCTTATTTCTAATAGAATTTACAAATGCATCTAATTGATAATCCCTTTTTTCAAAAGGTACCCCTAATTGTTCAATAAACTGGTTTGCTTCAGTTATTGAAAATTCATGTGTTATGGATAATTTTGGATCTATTTTCAGTGAATAATTTCTTTCATTACAAAATACTTTTATATAAGATAATAATCCACAATATAATGTATTATCTCTTATAGAATATAATCTAATAAATCCATCCCATAATTTGTTTTTATATGCAGGAACAAATTGAAATCCTGGCACTCTAAAAGAAAAATATGAATATAATTCTTGTGATATTGCTTTTTCACATTCTATTTTTAAATAACATTCATTTATTTTCTCAACTACCAAATCATACATTATTAATTACCTTGTATAAATTTCTCATATTCTATAAATCCACGAATTTGGTATGTTCTAGAATTCAATTCTTTTAATATTGAAATACATACTTCCACGATTTCATCTATTGCTTGTTTTCTAGAAATATATTTTTGAATATCATTATCACTTTCCATATATGTAGATAATTCTGATTTTATTATATATGGAAATGGTTCCCATCCATATTTTTTCAAATCATTTTCATCCAATTTACCTGTATAATATTCCCATTTTATTTTTTTTATTTTATGAATTTGAAAATCTGCTTCACGGGATAATTGTCGATATTTAGATAAAATATTTAAATATTTACCATGAAGAATAGGAATATTCAATAATTCTCTTCCAGGTTCTGTACGATCAATAATAGCATCTTTTTTCCACATTTCTAATACATGGTCTAGTGTTTCCATAATATAAAACTCCAAATAAAATAATTAAAATAATCTTTCTATATTGTAATATGAGAATCTAAACGAAACATCTGCTGTTATAACATTATCGGGTGAATCACTTGAACTAAGAACAAATGATGAGAGTGAAGTTGGAAAACAATCCACAAAATTAAATCTGTAATAAGGTATATATGATGTTGAATAAATCGTTAATGATGCATCAGAAAATTGTGGTGTTTTTGAATATTTAACTGAAGGTGAAAGTTTGTTTAATCTTACATATTCCTCATATTCTGTAGGAAATGTTGCTGCACGAATCCAATCATGTATTGAAATCCATGATTTCAATTCTTCATCTACAAAAAAAGTTACATTAAACAAATCGTATATTGCTTTATCACCCGGTGAATATAAATCTACAAATGGAGTATTCCTTAATGCTTCACCCATAGAAATTCCGGGTACAGAAGCACCTTGACAAAAATATTCCATTTCAGGTAATCTATGAAATGTTAATGTAAATTTATTGGGATGAAGTAAATTTACATTTGTTGGATTTAAATTATTTGAACTCATATATCTATTTATATAACAAAAAAAAGGGAATCCGAAGATTCCCTTTTAATTTACAACTCGAATTATTATTGTTATTATAGAATAACTACAATAATTACATTATGTTTGATACTTTCATTGCACGATAGTACATATTGGCTTTGGCATTAATTGCACCAACACCTTGTGTTGTACCTTCAGCAAATGGGTTAGCAACTAAACCGTAACGAGTTTTGAAGCCAATTTTTGGTTGGAATGTGCTTGGATCAACAGCACGAACCATTTGTAGAGGAACGTATGGGCAGTAGAAAAGACCAGCATCATAAGCATTGCTACCTTTGAATCCAACAACAGCGAATTCATCAGAAGAATTTGCGATGAAATATGGATCAATATAAACTTTGATGCGACCAAACATTGTTCCAGCAAATGTATTACCTGTATCATCAACAGTAAGATTTACTTGATCTTTTAGTGCTGAATTGTAATCAAGCAATCCTGCCATTGCAAATGCAGATGCTACGTCAGATGAGCAAATTACAACATTACCTTTGCCACGACGAGTTTGTTTTGCAATAGTATTTGCTTCACGTTCAATTTGGAATGCAAGACCTTTAATCTTTTCAACCATCCAACGACCGTTTGAATCGGTGTCAAGGTCAAAAGTACCAGCTGTTGTTGTACCATATTGGCAACCAACTTTAGAAGAATAATAAATTGTACGTAGAACTTCACGGTTAATTTCAGCAAGAATTTCTGCTGAAAGAATGTTTGCAAGTTCTGTTTCAGCATCAAGACCATGAACTGCTTTCAAGTCTTGTGCAAGTTCTATTGAGTATTCAGCTTTCAATGCACGTGATTTTGCAGTTACAGTAACTTTCTCAATTGAGAATGCCATTTCATTGGGTGTCAAACCTTCTGCTGTAGCTGTTGCCATTCCTGAACCAGTTGTCATTGTAGAAGCAAAAACGTTTTGACTACCAAGTGCAGTGTTTGAAGCAAGACCAATAGCAGTTTGTGAACCAGCACCTGAGTGAGCAGTATTTACTTCATTGTAGAATGTTTCTACTCCACCGGCAGCAACGTTATTTGTTGTACCATAGGTTGAACGCATTGCGAAAATAAGTCCTGTAGGACCAGTCATTGGCTGAACGCCGCAAATATCATATGCAATCAAGTTTGGCAATGAACGGCGAACCAAACTAATAAGAATTGGATCAAAACCGGCAACTGGACCAACTGCTGCTGCTCCACTACCAAAACCACCTGTACCAGCGGAGTTTGTTGGTGCAGCTTCTTGAAGCATTGCACCAGATTTAATCATTTCTTGTGCTTGATTTTCGAGAACTACTGCTGTAACTGCTTTACGATATGGATCTTTAATGGGTTTAAGTGCATCATGCTCAAGCACTGATTCCCATTTGGTTTGTAGTTGTTCTGATAAGTACATTTATAAATCTCCTTTTTTTATATTATATTTTTGATTTACTAATTGCTTGAGATACGGCAGCAACAAAATGATCAGTAATAACTGGTTTGTCGCTACTATCTTCTACCTTCTCATGAAGTTGTTCCACTTCGGCTTTTTTAACTCCTGATGGAAAATAGTTTTCACGGATTGCTTCAAGTTTTTGTTTATATTCTTCCTCTGTGGAAAATTCAACACTCTCTGCGAGTGATTTAATTTTTTCAACTTGAGTATCGGTCAAACCATTAGTAACTTCATGGGTAATTTGTTGTTTATATGATTCTGTTAAATGTTTACTTAACTGAATATTACGATCAATTTCTTCGTTAAGTTTTGTTTCGACTTCATCCAATTTCTGAGAAAGTTCTTCAACAACATTTACTTTTTCTGCTGGAACATCAATATAATGTTCTGCAAAAAGATTTCTTAAACCAGAAATAAATTCTTCTGTTAATTCTGAACGTAGACCTGTTTCAATAGCAATTTCATTTTGTTCCATCCATTGCTCAACAACATATGAAAGGTAATCATTTACTTTTTCTTCTAAATCAGATTTGATTGAATCAACAGCTTCTTCGAGCATTGAAGCATATTTTGATTCGGTATCTTCTTCAATTTGTTTAACACGATCTAGAACACGTGCTTCAAAAATTGCTGTTGCTTTTTGTTTGAATTCTTCTGAAATTGTTTTATCGTCAGCAAAAAGAGCATCAATATCTTCAGTAACGTCGATAGATTCATCTTGATTTTCTTCAGATACAATTTCTTCTTCTGAATTAACTTCAGATTCTTCTTTTTTCAATTTTAATTGTGTATCTGGTGATGCATCAGATGGTTTTGTCTTTGGTGCCTCTGCGGTTTTTGCTGATTTAGTGGCATCAATCTTTTCAGAATCATCTAATGGTTTTGCATCTTTATTATTAGGACCACCAATATCTACATATTCTGATCCAGGTAATTTTTCCATGGGCATCGCATTTTTACCTTTACTACCGGCTAAAATTTCTGCTGCTGCCTCAAAAAGTTTATTTGTTGCCATTTAAAATCTCCTTTGTTTATTTATTTATAATAATTAAATTTTAGAAATGAAATTTTTGAACAAGTTTATTGCAACTTCTTCAATTTGTTTTTTTGAAGCCTTTTTAATTTGTTTTTTAGAATTATCAATATCAATTTCCATATATTTACCTTCAACTAATATCCATTCTTTATTTTCCATTAAACCATTAACAAATGCACCTGGTGCAGAAGGATCTGCAACAATATCAGCAGCGGTAGCTAATCTAAAATCATCTTGAACAACATTAATACCTTCATCATTAGGTACCAATGAACCCATACCTCTTGATGAAACACCTAAGCTAACTCCAGAATCTATAAAATTTTTAACTATATTACCATAAGGTGTATCTAATATTAATGCTTTACCCATAAAAACATTACCTTCACGATATAATGATACAATCTTATGTGATACTCTCTCAAGATTTAGCGTAGGTGTATCTGGATGACCTAATTCACCTAATGCACGATTAGTTTTAATATATTCTTCATTATAGCGATTAACCTCACGATCTAATGTATCTACTTTATACATTCTACGATTTTTATTAGGTTCTTCTGCTACAAGAAATCTACCTTCAATATATAAAGATTTTTTACCTTTTTCGTTAGATTCTGTAATATAATTTACATCTTCTATGGTTTCTCTAATTAATTTCATATACTATTTACATCCGTTGTAAAGGTTGATGTTTTTGAAACTTCTAATACAGCAGAACCGCCTGTTGCAATTGTAACAACAATATTTCCTGTTGCACCATTTGCTAAAGAATATCCATAATCAGATAGTCTCATATCACCACTATTATATAATGTCAACATTGTATTTGGTGTAGTTCCTCTTCCTACTGAAACTGTACCACCAGTAGACCATGTAATTCTTTTTAATGATGCATCTGTTACAGTTTCATTTGTTGTAGCAAGATTTGCTAATGTTATTGTATAAGTGCCAGCAGCTTCAGCCCTTATTATACTTGTACCTTTTTTTGAATTGATAATTTCGTATGACATTTTATTTTATTCCCATTGATTTTCTTCTGATTAAAGATTGTTTTCTTTTAAAAAGAGTTCTTTTAAGTTTTGCTTTAC